TGATCGTTGCTCATTCTCAAACTAGATACCCGGAATGGCAAGAAAGAGGCGATAGTGCTTCGGCTCCAGTCGGAACTCATTTAGAGATTCCAGCGGACGGTGTAGAAGAAAAGAATGGTAGATATAGATTACCAAATGGAAACTATGTAGAAAAAACTGCATACTTCTATGTATTAGCATTAGTTGAAGGTGAAACAAGACCTGCAGTTATTGCTATGAGATCTTCTAATCTTACACCAGCGAGAGAGTTGAACAATTTAATCAAGAATCTAAGATTTTCTGATGACAATGGTTCATTTAATCCAGCCGCTTATGCAGCAGTTTATAATTTAAAAACTGTTGGTAAGACTGCAGGTAGCAAAAGCTGGCATGTCTACAAACCATCAAGAGTTAGAAATCTTGATGTCAGTAAAAAAGAAGATGCTGAGATTTATGAAGTTGCACAACAACTTCAACAATCAGTATCTAAAGGTGCAGCAAAACCAAAATATGAAGCATCAAAAAATACTGGAGACATTGTATAACCGAGTACCTTAAAGCGTACACTTGCAAGAAGGGCGTCGAAGCGAGAGTGGAAACGCCCTTTTAATTATGGAAGATTTTGAAAAATATTTTAGTGGATTAAAAAGAGACTTTGGTTTCTGTAATGTAAAGAACGGATACCTTGACCCTAAAACAAACAAATTAAAATTTGATCCTGGAGATTATGGTTGGGCTAAAAGACCTATTACAAAAAAAGATTACGACGATCACTTAACAGGACAAAAATCAATAGGATTACAAGCATGTGATGATGAAAGTATGGCTAGCTTTGGCGCCATTGATATAGATCCTGATGATTATGAAAAATTTAATTTACACAAATATTTAAAAATTATTCAAGAAAAACAATTACCTGTAATACCAATTGAATCTAAAAGTGGTGGTTTACATGTTTATGTTTTTACAAAAGAGAAAGTACCAGCATCTTTAATTAGAGAGTTTTTATCAAACTTATTATTTTTATTTGGTTTACCGTCCAAGACTGAAATATTTCCTAAACAAACAACATTAGGTAAAAATCAAAACGGTGAAAGAACCTCAGGTAGTTTTATTAATTTACCATATTTTAATGGTAAAGAAAGACAAGCTTACAAACCTGATGGTACTAAAATGGACTTAGATTATTTTTTAAAAGTAATTAAATTAAATTTACAAACAAAAGATAGTTTACAAGAAGTTAGTAATAAAAAAATAAAAGAGGTATTGACTGGTGGTCCAGAAGAATTTTCTGATGGCCCTCCTTGTCTACAGATGATTTGCAAAGAGATACAGGAATCAGGGTCTAAATTAAAAGATGAAAGAGATAGATTTTTATATAACTACATGGTGTTTGCCAAAAAGAAATTTAGTGAAAACTGGGGAAAGAAAGTTTTAGAAGCAGCTAGATCATACATAGTTTATGATGATGTATGGGGTGATAGTAAAGTAGAAGAAAAAATAAAATATTGGAAAAAAGATACTGCTGGATTTAAATGCAATGATTTACCTATTTCTTCTTACTGCGCGAGAGGAACGTGTCTTAAGAGAAAGTTTGGTATTGGTGGTCACTTTGATTCGCAGTGGCCATCAGTATCAGGTTTAATTAGAATTACATATAAACCTGACCATGAATATTTTTTTAATGTAGAAGTGGCTGCAGATAAAATTGTTCAGGTTCATGCTAAAAGTATAAAACAATTTAATGAGATGAAACAAATGCGTAGTCTTATCGCAGATCACACAACAACTTATCCACCAACTATAAAAGAAAAAGAATATCAAAATATATTAAACGGATTATGGGCAACCATGGAAACTATTCAACCTCCTGCAGGGACTAATCCTGTAGACATGTTGAAGAAAGAATTGTTTGACTTTGTAAATGGACCAAAAGCAAACTCGTATGCATCTTTTAAAACAGGGGCGGTATTGCATGAAGATAAATATTTTTATTTTATTTACGATAAATTTTACGATGAATTAAAACGAGGAGATTGGAATCAAGAAAGATCTAGAACAGCTACTATGATCAGACAATATTTTAAAGGCGAGTTTGATTATCAAAAAAGATATCCAAAAGGTGATAATGAAGAATCTTTTCCAGCATTACGAGTTTTAAAACTTCCACAAGAAGGTTTAGAAAAAGAAGAAGTACAAGATGAAATAATAGAAATAGAAGATAAGGAGAATATAGTATGACGAAGCCACCTAAAATTTATATATCAATGCCAACATATGATTTAATGCAGGTATCAACCTGTTTATCTTTGGTAAAATTATTTAACAAACTCACTGTTGCTAAAATGCCTGCAGAGATAGGGACATTTAAATGTCCTTATGTTGGTTATGGAAGAAATGTATTGACTGCAATGTTTTTAGAATCAGGTTTTGATTATCAATTATTTGTAGATGCGGATATAGAGTTCGAACCTGATGTCGTTGGGCGTATGATTATAGCACAAAAAGATGCTATCTGTGTGCCATATAGAAAAAAAACTCAAGACAACGTGGTTAAATTTTCTGTAGAATTTGATGACCCTACTAATATTCAAATAGATGAAAAAGGTATTGTAGAGTTAAAAGCAGGCCCTGCAGGTTTAACATTAATTCATAGAAAAGTTTATGAAAAATTAATGAAGGATAACCCACATCTTAAAATAAAACAAAAAGAAATAATATCTGAAAAAGCAAATTCATATTTTTATAATTTTTGGGACACTACTTTTAGTAAAGATGGAACGTGGTGGGGTGAAGATGTTAATTTTTGTAATTTGATTAGAAAATCAGGTTTTAAATTTTATGGAATAGTTGATGGTAAAACCACGCACCATGGATCATACGGATGGACAGGGACTTTAGCAGATGGATTTAAAAAATTAAATGGAAAAGATCAATAAAATATATGGTCCTCCAGGGACAGGCAAAACTTATAGATTAATTAAACGTGTAAAAGCATATCAACGTAAAGGTGTGCCTTTACATAAGATAGGATACTTTGCGTTTACTAGAAAAGCTGCAGAAGAAGCTCGTAAAAGAATTAATGTGCCAGAAAAACAGGTGCCATACTTTCAAACTTTACACGCATTTTGTTATCATCTCATAGGATTGAAAGAAGAAGATATTATACAACCATATCATTACGAAGATTTAGGTAAAAAATTAAATATTCGTGTTTCTTTTACGGACAAATACAATGAGGAAGAAACACATTTTTTAACTTGTAATAATCCGTATTTTCAAATGATACAACGATCTGTTAACAAGGATATTCACATTAAAGAAGAATATAATTTAAACCAACACGATAGAAGAGAAATAGATTACGATACGTTAAATCATATTTATAGAAATTTATTATTATACAAAGCCAAAAATAATATTTTAGATTTTAATGATATAATAATGGAAGTATTAAAATCTGATAAAATACCTAAATTTAAAGCTATATTTATTGATGAAGCTCAAGACTTATCACCTCTTCAATGGAAACTTTATGATAAATTAAAAGAACATTGTGATCAAATTTATTTAGCAGGCGATGATGATCAAGCTATATACGCATGGGCAGGGGCTGACGTTAATCGATTTATAAACGAACCTGGAAAAGAAAGAATATTAAGACAATCAAAACGTATATCAATGTCTGTGCAAGCAGAGTCAAAAAACCCACTCTTGAGAATTGAAGGAACAAGAAAGAAAAAATTTTATAAACCTAGAAATTATGAAGGTGAATCACATTACATATCTGATCTTCATCAGGTTGATCTTACAAAAGGAAAATGGTTAATTCTCACGAGAACAAAAAGTAATTTATTAGATATTATGAAAGATTTAAAAAATAAAAATTTTTATTATCAAAGTAATAAAGGTAAAAGTTTTAAAGTAGGGATGTACGAGGCGGCAGCTGCGTATACAAAATGGAAAATGGGAGACATATTAGATGAAAAAGAAATTAGTGCAGTTAAAGATTATGTACCGAATGGTAATTGGAATGACAAAAAAAATTGGTATGACATATTCTCTGCAGATCCAAAAGAGATTTTATATTTAAGATCGCTAATAGCTTCAAAAGAAAACTTAAAAGAAAAAGCACGTATATGGTTGTCTACGATTCATGCAGCAAAAGGTGGAGAAGAAGATAATGTAATTTTATCATTACACCAAGGCAATAGAGTTCAACGAGGAATTAGATTAAGTGTTGACAAACAAGATGAAGAGCATAGAGTGTGGTATGTTGGAATCACTCGAGCCCGAAATAATCTATACAAATTAAGAGCAAAAAAGAAATTAAAGGAGTATCAATTATGACAAGCAAAGATATATTTGACGAAGTTTTTCCTCAATACACACAAGTCGGTGGAAACCATTACACAAAATTTCCTATTCAACCTTACGAGTTTATTTCTAAAAATGACCTATCGTTTTTCCAGGGGAACGTTATAAAATATGTTTGTAGATATCAGAGAAAAGGAGGCGCAGAGGATATTAAAAAAATAATACACTACTGTCAGCTAGAATTAAAAAATATGAAGGACAAAAAAACTAAATGATATTACCCCCTACAGAATGGGTTCAACCTACAGAATATCCTGATCTTAGATCTTACGACGAGATAGCTATTGACTTGGAAACTAGAGATCCAGATTTAAAATCAAAAGGGTCTGGTGCTGTTATCGGTAATGGTGAGATAGTAGGTATAGCAGTAGCGACTTACAATGATCAATGGTATTTTCCAATAGCTCATGCAGAGGGGCCAAACTCAAATAGAAAAAAAACATTAGAGTGGTTTAAAGATATTTTAGAATGTCCAGCTACAAAAATATTTCATAACGCCATGTATGATGTTTGTTGGATACGTAGTTTAGGATTAAATATCAATGGTTTAATAGTAGATACAATGATTGCATGTTCGCTGTTGGACGAAAATAGATTTTCATACACACTTAATACTTTATCATGGCATTTTTTAAGTGAAGGTAAAAATGAAAGAGCATTATATGAAGCAGCCAAAGCAAGAGGGTTAGATCCCAAAGCAGACATGTGGAGATTACCTGCGCAAGAAGTTGGAGCGTATGCAGAAAAAGATGCTCAACTAACTTTTAAACTTTGGCAACATGTAAAAAAATTATTAGTAGAAAATGATTTAGAAAATATATTTAATCTAGAAACGGATCTTTTTCCTTGTCTCGTGGATATGCGCTTTTTAGGCGTTCGCGTAGATACTCAACGAGCTTACGAGTTACGTAAGGAATTGATAGGACAAGAGCACCTATTATTGCAACAAGTTCAAAAAGAAACAGGAGAAGAAGTTCAAATATGGGCAGCAAGATCAATCGAAAAAGTTTTTCAAAAATTAAAATTATCCTACGAACGGACTGCGAAATCTGGTGAACCTTCATTTACAAAAAATTTCCTTTCTAATCACGAGCATCCTATCATACAAAAGATAGCAGAGGCAAGAAAAATTAATAAAGTAAACACAACGTTTATAGATACAATTTTAAAACATGAACATAAAGGTAGAATTTATGCAGAGATAAATCAAATAAGATCTGATGATGGTGGCACAATCACTGGACGTTTTTCTTACAACAATCCAAACTTACAACAAATACCAGCAAGAGATAAAATTTTAGGTCCAATGATAAGAAGTTTATTTATACCTGAAGAAGGTTGCAAATGGGGTTGCTTTGACTACTCGCAACAAGAACCAAGGCTTGTAGCACACTACGCCTTGCGTTACGGTTTACCATCTGTAAATACGATAGCTGATTCTTATGATAATGATCCGTCAACAGATTTTCATAAGATAGTAGCAGAGATGGCAGAGATACCGCGTTCTCAAGCAAAAGTAATTAATTTAGGTCTTTTTTATGGAATGGGTAAAGCTAAACTACAGGCAGAGTTAGGAGTATCAAAATTTAAAGCTGAAGAATTATTTGATAAGTATCATTCTAGAGTTCCATTTGTAAAACAACTTATGAATGAAGTTATGAAAGCAGCAACTAAAAAAGGTCAAATAAAAACTTTACTAGGC